CTCGCATGCCAGATAGACGCTGCCGGTGTCAAAACTCTCGCTGGCGTAACCGCCGGTCCAACCCATCTCGGGGTTGTCGTGCCCGCCTGGCTTGATGGTCATGCGCAGTTTGACCACCGTGCCCTTTGGGATCAGGTCGAAGGAAGGTTGCTGTTCGGCGTCGTTGAAATCGTTCCAGTTGCTCATGATGGTTTCCTCTTATTGATGGATGGCAGCGCTGGTGCCAGCGCACTTGCGGATGAGTTTCAGCAGGTCAGGCTCCTCGACCACGTCGAGGTGACCGGAGCGGTCCTTGGCGGGGAAACTCCAGGGATTGACGGTTTGGCAGATGAAGGCGCGGTACGAAGTGCCGTCCTCGGTCTTGAGTTCGGAGTACGTGACCACCTGATCGACGATGCCGGGCAGTTCCAGTGCGGTCTTGCTGCCCTCGATCTGGGCCACGAAAACCTTGCGATTGAAGTCATCGATGCGCTCATCCAGGATGGCCACGAACACCACGTTCTTGCCCCGGGCGTGCTGCAGATGGGTGAGTGCGGTGATCATTTCCTGGCCAAGCAGGCCATAGGCGCCACGAGAGTCCGGCTTGCCGGTGCGTTCCGAGAAGGCGGCGGGCTGGACACGTGCCCAAGTCAGCGCCAGGCGGGAAAGCACCGTGATGGAGTCGACGAAGTAGGTGTCATAGCGGTCCAACTGCTTCGGATCGCCGTACTGAGCGCAGACATGGTCAAAGTGGGCCTGAGAAAACGGCTGATCCGCGACCAAGGCGGGGTTGGGTCCGGCCAGAAATACCACCAGGTCGCGGAATTCCGGCCATGTCTTGGGCCGTAGTGTGTCGCCGCGCCAGGCCTGCACTGAGAGGTCGCCGCTCTCGCAGTCGACGAACAGGGTGGAGGACTCCGGTAACGTCTTGAGCTGGGAGGTCTTGCCGATGCCGGGCTTGCCCAAGAGTGCCAGCTTGACGCCACGCTTCTCGGACAGACGTTGTTCGGCGCTAATGATCGGGAGGGCCATCACGCAGCCTCCTTCAGCAGTTCCACCACCTCGGATTTCCAGAGAATCTGGTAGCCAGCATGGCCATGCCGGGAGTACGGCACTGCTTCACCATGCGCCTGCCCCGGCTCGGTCAGTTCCCACTCGCCTCGGTCATTCTTGAACTGCAGGCCCAGGTCGCGCAGGCGCAGGTTGACTGCTTGGGCACGGAGGCCGATCTGCTCACCGAGTTGGGTGGGGTTGAGACTGCCCAGCGGTTCGTTGGCTGGTGGCAATGCGCGGCGCAGGGTTTCCATGCCCAGGCCTGTGTTCTCCTGGATGCAGGTCAGCGTGGCCGCCATTGCGATACCCGGTTTGACACCCGGCACCTTGGCGATCGCCTCGCCAATCAGCAGCAGTGAGGTAACGCGATCCTGAGTGGGGGACGGTAGTGTGGCGATTGGCCCCGACATGGCGTAGGCGCCAGCCTTGCGGAGGGATGGCAGTACATCACTCGTGACCCAGCGCTTGAAGCGTTTTGCCGCCTCCTTGGTGCTGCCCAGAATCAGGGCATACAAGCCAGACTCGTTGACGTGGTTGGCACGCTGGGTGCGGCCGAGGTTGTCGATGGTGTCCAGTTTCTGGACATCATCACTGTCCACGTGGGACTCCAGCGCCTGCCTGGGATTGCCGTAATCCAGCACGGCGCAGAGATCATTGGCGTTGAACCAGGGCTGCCCGGCGTCATCAAGATTGACGCGAAGGGCTTGAGTTTCGAACTCGAAGGGGATGATGTTGGCCATGCTCAGGCTCCTTGATCGGAAAGAAGCGCCAGGCGGAAACTGGTCTTGCCCGGCTTGGTGGTGCGTGCGGCCTCGAACTGCTCGCGCAGGACCGGGGGCCAGTTGCTGTAGCGAGCTTCTGGAATGGAAAATTCGATGTCGAGGTAGTCCTCGATGCGCTCCCCAGAGGCGGCGATACGGTGCGCGGTCTCTGCCAGCAGGGCTTGATTCCAGGACACACGCTTCGGACTGTCGACGGTGATGCGGATGCTGCCGTCGTCCAGGTGGACGACACCGAAGTCCTTGCCGGAGGCGAGGCGCGCTTGCTGCGCCTGCTCGGCATATCGCTGCTCCAAGGCCGCGTGATAGCGCTGCCGCACCTGCTTGAGCGATGATTCCAACGTGTCGAGGAATTCGCCCAGTTCAAACAATGGTTGCTGCGCGAGAGATGCCATCTGACTGACGGACATCTCGGTCAGGTCGGCGGGAATGGTGACGAGATCGCTCATGGCCGCCTCCTCACGCGTAGGCCCGAGCCGAAGTCGAGTGGCGTGCATTACGCTGCTCGAAGGCTTCGATTTCGGAGATGAGGTAGGTGACGCGGGCGCCGAGCTTGCAGAACACCGGGCCAAGGTGCTCTTGCCGCCATCTACGGATGGTGCGCACGCTCAGGCCCCAACGGGCGGCGAGTTCGTATTCGTCGATGGCGAGTCGTTCTACGGATACGCCACGTTGCGTGGTGCGTCCTCTCGCATGACCGCCCTGGATGGATTTGGAAAGGTTTTGCATTTGCGGTTGCTCCTTGTTGAAAAAGGCAACCGCATGGTCTCGACTGTTTAGCTGATGACTTGCCTCACGGAATAGCTAATGGAATAGCAAAGATGAGGAATGGGGAGGTCAGGGATGTACAGTTGAAGGCTCTCAACAACCGCCCTGGCGCAAGGCAGATGACACCCAACCACACCTATCAGAGAGACGAGAAACTGCGTCAACGCATCAACGCGTTCCTGCAGAATGCGTTCCAGCTGCCATCCGACGACTACTATGGGAAATTGGATCTGAAGAGCCTTCTCGGCATGAAGTCAGCTCTATCAGACATCAACAACGCACTCACCATGCAACTCACGCTTGGGTTCGTTGATTGGGTTGTCGCCGCGCTTTCGCTGGATATGGACGCATCCACAAGTCTTCGCGCTGATGTGTTGCGTTGCAAGCCAAGTAGCAACGGCTACGATGTTCAGTCCTCGGCACCCTTACCGCTCATCGCCGAGGTGAAGTGCAATGTTCCAATCAATGGCGGGACTAAGTACGGCGCTGCCCAGAAGGCCGGCATCCTGAACGATATCAATGCATTACTACAGGGGAAATCGAAGGCTTCCCCTACGGACACGGATGCCTTGAAGTTCATGGTTTTTCTTGACCTGCCCGAAGTTAGGGCAGCAAACGAGCATCTGATTGCGTCAAACGGAAAGCTCTCGAAGGCTTTCCGCATCCTGAAGGCCCGTGAAGTACCAAGTGACCCGGCTGTTGTCTACGGCGTCTACGCAACGTTTGGTGCAACCCAACCCGCTACTATCTCCGACGAAGCTGATAGCAGCCGCGCGACACACGCTCGATGAACAACTCACGGCGTTCCTTGCCCCCCATCGCCGCATCCAGGGTCGGGGCGACTGATCCGGACTGAGTTTTCACCTCCTGCGTCCATTCCAGGCATTCACCATTACGTGCGCGCCAGAAGATGGCAATGATGTTTTTCTGGAAACCGGCGAAGGTCACGGACTTAAGTAGATGCCTCAGCTTGAGCTCGCCGCCAGGCTCATCGAACCATTCATCGGCAACTGCGGCCGCATCAACTGGTTTTCCGGTGAGCGCCCGTGTCAACGCCGGCAGGTCGAAGAATTCCTTGCCATCTGCCGCGAGCAAAAAATCATCAAGCTGGCGGACTGGATGCAGGGTGGCGATCGGCTTGGTAGGGAGGGACGGCGACAGCACGATGCCGGCGTGCTCATGGCGACCGTCGATCAGTTTTTCTTCGAGGAGGGCAATGGGAGCAGCGCTCAGTGCCCGGCCATAGAAAATCGGCGCGGATGCCGGCGTGCTGCCGATCCTGAATTCTCCGAGGTACCAGAGATGCCCGGCCACCAGGCATGCCCGACGAGATTTCACGGTCTGGTGCATGCCAAGCAGCGACGCCATGTCGCCGAGGACCGCATCCGAATTGACCTTATAGAGGCTGATTTCCGCGAACGGCCGCGTCACCAACCGTGTGCCTCTTTGCGGACTGACATAACGGTATATCCCGGCATCCTCGTCGAGCGTGACTTCGACCTCCTCTTCGGAATCGAGAAATGGGGCAGGCACATGCGTCAGATGGCCGTCAGGCATGAACCACGCATGGCCGGCCAGATTCATGCTGGTCAGGCCCAGGTTCGCGCTGGTTACGCGCCCGGAGATGTCCCGAAGTCGTTCCAGTGCGAGAAGGATGTGCCTGAGCGTCATCATCCGCCTCCCCTCAGAATTCGATCAGGATGCCCAGGCGGACGAGCTGCGCCATCACCAGTTTGCGGTCATCCTCGGTCTTCATCTTGTCGTTCAGTCCGTGGGGTGCCGTGATCTGGACCGAGATGTCATGGGCCTTCCGGTGTTGCTGCCTGGCAATCCGCATTTTCAGGGTGACCTGAGCGATGTCGAACTGGCTCAGGTCATCGACCTTGAATTCATCCCTGGCCACCTGATAGATATCTCGGTCATCGTAGCGGTCCCGCATCACGGCCATTTGGCTGATGATCTGCCTGTCCATCTCGCGGCCCTCGCGGGCGTTCAGCACGACATGCCGGGTCATCGAGCGTGCCACCTTGAACCGGGCGATGGAGATGGACTCGATGCCCGGGACAAGTTCTGTTTCCAATCTGGAAAGCATCATTTCGGAGGCAAATCCACTGAGATTGAATTCCTGAATCGGTAGGTCGTCGATCTCACCGCTGGCAGCCAAAACCACGTCACGGAACATGCCGGCCAGTTCGCGGCGGCTCTCGCGGTCATCGCTGAAGACGCTGATTGCACCGGATCCCCGCTCATAGGCAAAGCGAACCGACAGGGCCGCCAAGTCATCGTGCGCCACTTCTTCCCCGTTCTCGACCTTGGTGTAATGCGCCTCCGAACCATTGAAGGTAACGGTCACGATGTCCAGCAGGACAGGGGCGACGGCACCCTCCTCTTCATCATCATGATGTGCCTCCTGTCCACCACCCATGCGCGTGAAATGCTCGATGAGCACATCTCCATCCGGGGCATCGGAGTAGAGCTCGAGTATCCGGGTCTTCAACGCCAGCTTCACCGTCTCGTCGATTTCAGGCGTGACCGCCCTGGCTCCCCGGTAGTGGCTGGAGAAGGCTTCGCTTTTCGTCTGGCGATTCATCACCTGCACGCGCTCGGCCTGGTCAAAGCGCGCCTTGGGGTTGCTTTCCTTCTCCGGATACTCCTGTTCCAAATAGAGATGCAAGGCACGGCCGTGCGGATCGCCGTGGCAGCTCAGGACAGCCGCATCACGCGGGTTGTCGCCATTCAGCAGGGAGAGCACGGCCTCCTTGCCATAGTCGTTGTCGAGGAGCGAGATCCGCTCGGCGATGCGCTCAAGCCGTTGCCGAGTCAGTGTGCTGGCTGCCGCGACCAGGGGATACAGTTGCCTGCGTGCCGGAGGGGGCAGAACGCCTTTTGCCTTGTCCATTTTTTTGGCGAGGTCATCCGGCACAACGATGCCCTCGGTTTTCAGAAGCCGCTTGAGCAGCGGCACGTTCCTGACCTTCCGCACCAGCCGGACGAGGTGCTCCATGCCCGGCAGGAGCTCCGGGCCATGATCTGCAGCCGGCTTTGCGATGCCGGCATCAGGTGCCAGGGGGCCGGGATTTTGCTCACCCTTGCTATCACCGAGTGGGTGCTGATGTTTTTCTGCCGTCAAGACCATTACTTCTCCTTTATGAATTGCGCGTTGCGCGAACGCGCAACAGTCCGGGTCAAGAAATGCCGACACTTGGCCGGCTGGTGTTTGCCGGGCCCGATCCGGCAATGCCAATTCAATGCGTTCGACTACTCTGCAAAAAACCGTAACGCTCCATTCGCACCCGGATGAATCGACCATGCACACCGAAGCGCTTGCCGATGGCTTTCTGCAGCTTCTCCAGGTCAAAATCGCCAAGGTAGCCGTCCGCCTTCAGGGTCAGGGAAGTAGGCGGCAGCCCGCCCAGCAGACTGGGACCAGGAACAACCGTGACGTCATACTTCCGGGCCATATCGATCACTGCGTTGAACAGTCGGGCGCGGGGAACCAGCAGCGATCCCATGAATTCGTTGGCCCGGTACTCCGCGATCCGCATCTCTTTTTCCCGCGCGGTCTCATGGATCGTGCCTGGCGGGTTTTGTGGCTCGGCAGCACCCGCACTGGCCAGATGGGCGGCATCACGGGTTGTCATGCGGTAGACCTTCAGCGGCCTCTCGGCAATATCGTCGAAAAGACCAGGCCCGACCTTGGAGCCAGCGATCCAGCCTGGTGCTTCGAACACTGCGTGGCCCAACTCATGGCCGAACGTACTCAGCACCAATTCCTCGGTCATATCGTCACCGACCGGTGAAACCAGCAGCGACGCTGCATCCACACCTGCACCCGGATCGAATTCGCACAAGCCACACACCGCTTCCCCGGTTTCGTGGTCGGTGACCGGATGATCAAGACTGACCCACAGATCGAAGCTGATGCCGTTGACCGTGAGTCCGGTGATTTCGCCCAGCACCGATAACGTCAAGGCGTCAGTCTCGGCAGACACCAGCTGCGCACGCACGGCGTTCGCGGTTTCCTCGATATCGGCAATCTTTAGGTAGTGAGGCTTGGAACGACCGGAGTACCGGTAGTTGACCGAGAGCAACGTCATGGTCAGCCCTCGGACGTTGGGCGTTTGCGATAGGCCAGTACGACATCGCCGACGTTCTGTTGCATGTCCGGCGGTAAACGACTGGCTTGAATGAATGCCTCGTCCAGGCCCAAGTTCAAGAGCTGTGCCGCCTTGCTGATCAAATCGTCCTTGGGGGGCTTTTCCAGATCGCGTTCGATACGCGACCAGTAAGCGGGGGAAATACCAATCTGGCGAGCGAAATCATTCAACGGGATGCCCGCTGCGTCCCGCTTCTGTCTGATGAAGGTCCCGAATGACATGGTATGTATGCGTTGCGCGTTTTGTTAACCAGTAGATTATCGAACTGGCTATCTGCTGTCAATCATTAAGTGAACGCGCAATCGTCGAGCCGGGTTGTCGGATGGCTCTCCATGACCCTGCCTTGCCATCCAGTGTGGAAACTTGGTCATAGCATCCCTGACGGTCTGAACCCCTTCATGGATACCGAAATGACCGTCGAACATACGCCCCCCGAACACCTGACGCGCCGCGAGCGCGCCCGAGAGGCCGCAACCCTCATCGCGACAGCCATAGCGCGCCTGCACTCGACCTTGCCCAGAGACAACGCTGTTCCGCTTGGCTTCTCGGCACCCGAGCGCCTTCATACAAACCCCTCTCAACCAGGAGTTTGACGATGAATGCGCAATCCCAGGAACAAACGGTGGCGGCCCGCGTGGCGGCGTTGCCGAGACTGCCGATGAAAGATCTGTGGGCGTTGTGGGACCAGTTTTTCCCGCGTCGCCCGTCGCACCATAACCGGAACTACGTCGAGGGCCGCGTCGCGTACAAGATGCAGGAGGCGGCTTTCGGCGGCCTCAAGCCTGAGGTGCGCCAGCAACTCATCCGCATCGGTGAGGCGCAGTCGAAGATCAAGACGCGCCGAACCACTGCAATCAGCATCGTGCCCGGTACCGTGCTGATTCGCGAGTACGGCGACCGCGATCATCGCGTTACCGCCCTGGGAGATGGGCGCTTCGAATATGTCGGCCAGCAATTCAAGAGCCTGTCGGCGGTCGCGCGCTTCATTACCGGCAGCCAGTGGTCCGGGCCGGTGTTCTTCGGCCTGATCAAAACGGAACGGAGGGCGAAATGAGCGCCGTCGTCACCAGGAAGCGTTGCGCGGTGTACACCCGTGTTTCCACCGACGAACGACTCGACCAGTCGTTCAATTCCCTGGATGCCCAACGCGAGGCGGGCCAGGCCTATATCGCCAGCCAGCGCGCCGAGGGCTGGATGCCGGTCGGGGACGACTACGATGATGGTGGCTACTCTGGCGGCAACATGGAGCGGCCGGCGCTGAAACGCCTGATGAATGACATCATGGCCGACCAGGTCGATGTCGTTGTGGTCTACAAAATCGACCGCCTGACCCGCAGCCTGGCCGACTTCGCGCGGCTGATCGAGACCTTCGAGCGCCACAAGGTGTCGTTCGTGTCCGTCACCCAGCAGTTCAACACCACGACCTCGATGGGCCGCTTGATGCTGAACATCCTGCTGTCTTTCGCCCAGTTCGAGCGCGAGGTCACCGGCGAGCGCATCCGCGACAAGATCGCCGCCTCCAAGCGCAAGGGCATGTGGATGGGTGGTTACCCGGCGCTCGGCTATGACGTCAAGGATCGCCAACTGGTAATCAACGAGGCCGAGGCCAAGACGATCCGGCGCATCTTCCAACGTTTCGTGGAACTGCGCTCGGCCACCGATCTGTGCCGGGAACTGGCCCTGGACGGCATCACCACCAAGGCCTGGAAAACGGCGGACGGCCGGGTGCGCAACGGCACGCCGATCGACAAGAAATATCTGGCCAAGGCCCTGCGCAACCCGATCTACGTCGGCGAGATCCGCCACAAGGGAGTGGTGCATATCGGCCAACACGAGCCGATCATTACCCGGCAACTGTGGGATCGGGTGCAGGCGATCCTCGCCGAGGATGCTCACGCCCGGACGGGCGCCACCCAGACACGCGGCAAGACTGATGCCTTGCTGCGCGGCCTGCTCTATGGCTCGAATGGCGAGAAGTACCACATCACCTTCTCGACGAAGCCTTCGGGCAAGAAGTACCGCTATTACATGCCCAAGGCCGACTCGCGGTACGGGTACCGCACCAGCGCCACCGGCCTGATCCCCGCCGACCAGATCGAGGAAGTTGTGGTGAACATGGTGATCAGCGCGCTGCAGTCACCCGAGTCGGTACAGGGCATCTGGAACCAGGTGCGGGTGCTTTATCCCGAGATTGCAGAACCAACCGTGGTGCTGGCCATGCGCCGATTGGGAGAAGTCTGGCAGCAGTTGTTCCCCGAAGAGCAGGTGCGCCTGATGAATGTGCTGATCGAGCGTGTCCAGTTGCTGTCTGATGGCATCGACATCGCCTGGCGCGAGGTGGGCTGGAAGGAACTGGCAGGAGAACTCGTCCCCGACTCAATCGGCGGCGAGATGCTGGAAATGGAGGCAGTGGCATGAACCCGACCCGCAAGAAGCTGATCCCGACCGGGCAGCCGCATGAGCGCCAGCATCCACTGGACGCTGGTGGGGTGAAGATCACCACCTTCATCCCGCTGCAGTTCAAGAAGCGCGGCTACAAAAAGGTGGTGGTCGGCCCGGTGGGCGTCGATGATCCGGTGGTAATCAATGCGCCAGAACCGGCGATCTCCCCAAGCCTGGATCCGACGCTGCTGAAGGCGCTCGGTCGGGGGTGCTACTGGCAGCACTTACTGGAAACCGGTGCCGCAGAGGATGCGGCTGAGATTGCCGAAAAGGAAGGACTCCACCGGGTGACGGTCAGCGATGCCTTGCGCTTCGCCCTGCTGTCGCCTGGGATCGTGCAGACGGCGCTGGATGGCATACTGCCACGGACGATGTCGCTGGAGACACTGCAACGGCACACGATCCCTCTGGATTGGGAGGAGCAATGGGTAATGATCCAAGGGCAAGGATGATTTTCGAATATCGCGCCTAGTTGTCATATTTAGGACGGCTATAAGTTGGTGGCTTTTTGAACAATTCCTTCAAGGCTTCAAGGTCCGTATGGGCTTGGCAGCCCCCCACGAGGGGAAGTTCATGAACGTCCTATAGAGACTGGTCTACCAGTTTTCAAAATAACAAAACTGGAGACTGGTTTGAGATTCTCCACTTGCAGTCGAACAGGCTCATCCTGTGAGCATCTCAAAGGGGATGCTGATAAAGCCCAGGGCAACTTGACTGATGTACTCAAGATCATGTTTGTCCCGAACAACCTCGCAGAATTCGCACTTACTGTGCTGACGTGGCAACAGCGAGAATGCTGAAAGGTGGCATCACCATGCCAGATATGAAAATGGCGAATTAACTGTAATTTCGTGCATCAAATATTTGCCCAGTGCAGACAAGTGCAAGGAACGTCTGGGTGCATTGCTGGCTTGCGCATTACGCGGAACGTGACCAGTGATTTCGCGTGATCGTGACCGATCAGGAGAAGGCGGATGCGTGGAGATGGAATACTAAATCAATCGGTCACGATGAGCGCGAAATCGCGGTTACGATCGTGCGAAACGTCGTTCACACTCTCAGCGAAAAAACTGGTTACATTGGCGCGGAAAATGCAGCTGGATGATCCACCACAACTACAACTACAACGACACGGACTCTTTAGATTCGGCGCTGTCAGGACAGCGCAGCACAGACAGTTCATGACATCTGAAAGTCACCCATGACTCGAATATCCGACCTCCGCAACCTCATCCTCAAAGCCAAGCACGCTTATTACTACAGCAACGAACCCGTCATGAGCGATGCCGAGTACGACGCGCTCGAGGATGAATTGCGTCAACTGGCTGCGGATGATCCCGTGCTGGCCCTGGTAGGCGCGCCGGTGCCGGTGGACGCCATGTTGACCAAAGCACGACATGCAATACCCATGGGCAGTCAGAACAAGGTCAATTCTGAAAGCGAGTTCAGAACATGGGCGGTGAAATGGCCGGGTAGCGCAATACACGCCAGTCTGAAAGGCGATGGAGCCAGCGCGGCGGCCTATTACACCGAAGGC